ACCGGTTGCTCTGTAAGGTTTGTTGGGACTGTAGTGAGATTATTCATCTCAGCAACGCATGTTACATAGTCGCAAGACAAAGTTAACTATGTACTCATTCAGGGTTCGCTCCACACGATTGCCCTGTCGGTGTTCCTTAGAATCGCTCCTAAGCATACTCCAGATCCGTCGGCACAGCACTACCTGTACTTCCTCAAGGAGGACTGACAAACTCAGTCGCTAATTGTTTAAATTTGTATTGTTAAGATTGAATCGTCTGACGTGGTGTCTATTGATTTGCCTGAGTAAGATTTAATAATATCTTTATTTTGTGCCATAAATGTATCAAATTCCATAATGTACCAATCACCAAACTTTTTACTTCCGTAAAAGAAAAAATTATCAGTAATCCAAGTTAGTTGACACTGAACTGCTACATAACGACCTATGCGATTAAACTTCATAAACAATATGTTTAAATCACCTAGATCAGCCACAGCTAGTAACTGCTCTAACCAACTATCAAGTACTTTATGTTCTCCACTAAGTAACAAATGAAATGAAAAATCGCTGTAGAATTTACATTCTGCATTGAATTTTGGAAAACTCTCGCCGGGTACTATGTCACCCTTAAAGCTACGAATCTGTCCTTCATGTAGAATTTGTGTGCGATTTTGATTTTTGCCTCCGATGTAAGCCCCAGATCCAGGCGCACGAATAAAACTCTCGCCGTATAAATCGCTAAGATATTTAGCTATCTCTCGCTCAAATCCAGATCCTTTTGCTTTTTGTGGTGAAGGCATGTTTTTACTTATCATAGTCCTTAGTCTTGGATATTTTTTAATGCTTCAATTGTATCTTTAAAATTTTTATGAAGAATGCCAATACCACCTGCAGCACGCCATTCCTCTATGTTGCTTGTTCTGTCATCGATAAGTATGTCACCTATTTGACAATGTTCATGTTTGTCTTTGCTGTAAGGCCCAAACATAACTGGTATGTTTGGGAAATGTTTTTGTGCCCATAATATCTTATCATAGAATGACCATTTTAAATCATTATTTTTTGGAACTGCAGTTAAAAAGTAAAAATTATATTTGTTCCAAGCAAACTCACGACAAAAATCTACGAGTTCATCTGCATAAGGTGTCTTGTCTAGGTCCCTATATAATCTTTCGTTTAATGCTAACTTATCCCACTTGTCATCAGGATAAATGCCTCCGCTGGGTAACGCACCTATCGCATGAAATGCGTACTTGTCAAAATCGGCTACTACGCCGTCCATATCTAAATATAATGTTGATTTCATTCTATGTCCACTGATGTGTTATAACTTGTAAAACCATTTTCTTTAATAACTTTTAATACACTAGGTACACGTCCCGCAAGTTCTTCTCTGTGACTGACTAACCAAATACTCTTTTGGCGTCTGCGTGACATATCTTTTAGAATTGCAATACTGTTCTCGACACCCATTGTATCAAGACCACTATCAATCAATTCGTCAATAAACAATGTATTGATAGGAACATATAAGTTCTCCCATACATCACGGAATGCAAAGCTTAGTCCTAAAATTAATCTATTACGTTCACCACGTGACAAGTTATCAAAGTCTAACTCACGTCCAAGTTCTGTAATTTCTACACTTAAATCATTTAAGAATACAACTTGATGCGGTAACCCTAATTTGTCTAAGTAATTTGTAAGTCTACCATTCAAATAACTTAGATTTTGGTCTATAATCTTTTTACGAACAAAGCTATCCTTGCTAGTTAATAAATCTAGCAAAAACTTTTGATGTTCCATAGTTCTAGTAATTCTATTAATAGCATCAAAATCAATTGTTTGAAGTGCTTGATTTTCCATTTCAGTAATTTGTTCTGCATATGGATCAGTTTCTTCCGCTTTCTTTCGTATAATATCTTCAAGATTTGTCATCTTGTTTGCATGTTCAAATGCTTGTTGTTCGGTGTCATAAAAACACTTAGGCATTAAACCAATCTCACCTAAATCACTTATTTGTTGAGTTAGTGTTTCTATTTCCCCGCTTGTAGTTAAAACCTGTAATGCTGACTCCTGCAATGCTTTTTCTTTGCCTGCTAAAACTTCTTCATGTTTAGTATCATGCATGGTTTGACCACATGCATAGCATTCGTGTTTCTTTAATTTCTCAACTTCTAATTTTAATTTTTCTAATTGTTTTGATTCTTTTCCTAATGCTAGTTCTGCACTTGTAAGCCATTTTTGTAAGTCAGCCTTTTCTTTTACTTTAGTGTTATGTATTGCTAAATCTTTGTGAGCTTGCAATTCTGCAGTAATATCTACATTATGTAATTCTAACCATTGGTTCATTAAAGAATTAGTATCTTCATCATGTTTTGTTTTCCATAAAGTTTGTCTGCGTTTTAATGCTATAATTTGTTCTTGTACACGTTTGTTTGCCTCTTCAATAGCCTTTATTTTAAATTCTTCTTGTTGTATGTTATCTTTAGAATCTTTGATTAACAATTTAATTAATTCAGCCTTTTCACTTAATAATGTTATACCAAGTAACTGCTCAATAATATTTCGTTGATCATTTGCCTTCATAGCTAAGAAAGGTTCACTGTAAGTGTTCAATGCAACAATGTGCTTGAACATATCTAAACTCATGTGAATGACTTTTTCAATTGCTATTTGTGTTTCTTTGTTCTCACCCTGAGCATCGTCTTTACTTGTTTGCTCATTATTGGTATAGAAACGTAGCACGTTTGGTTTACGACCGCGCTCAATTTTATAATCAATTCCATTTACACTAAACTCTAGAGTAACCATCATACCCTTACCGTTAGTGCGATTGACTAAATTATCCTTGCGAATATTGTTGATCGGACTGCCGAACATCGCATAACACAGACCTTGAATCAGGGTTGTTTTACCTGTACCATTTCTAGCACCATCACCACCTAAGTCTAAGTTCTCACCTAAAATAAGTGTTAAGTCAGTTCTGTCAAAGTTAACCGCTTGTGTTATTGCACCTATGCTTAGAAAATTTCGTAATGTAATATTTTTTAATAAAATCATAGATTTCTATAAATGTCTAGCAATAATTTTTGATCATAAAATTCACTTTCAATTGCACTTATTTGATCAATAATTATTTGATCCACACTTTCAAATTTTAACTCACCTGAAGTAATATCAATAGACATTTGGTCAAGCTTCATTGGTATTAGCGCCATTTCACGCAACTCATGTTTTGGAATTAATGTTTCACGAATAAAATTCGCTTCTTCATAACTTATGTCTATATCTAAATGAACTCTTATATTAGAATCTTTTATTAAAAGACCTTCAGGATTTTCTAATATTTCGCTTAGTTTATAGACACGATAACGTGGTTGATCTGGCCAACTGTGAAACTCAGGTTCACTGCCATATTCTAATATCATCATACCACGTGCATCATCACCTGCATCAGCATAGTTGTGTGGGAATGCATTGCCTATGTACCAAACGTTGCTTCGTGACTGTCGTTTGTGAAAATGCCCGCTGAATACTTTTTCAAATCCAATCATATGTGTGTCGTTGAGTTCACCATGATCAGGCATTTCTACCATAGCATTCATATAGAACTTTGGAAGTTCAAAGTGACCGAACAAATACTTGCCACCTAACTTTTGTAATCGTTTCCAATCTTACTATGAATATCCCTACGATCCCTGTAATAAAGATCGTGGTTACCAGGAATAAAAAAGACCCTATCAAAGTTGTCATTTAGTTTCTCCAATGCTCTAAGACCATATTGCATGGTGTGTATGTTGATGCTTGCACGGTGATGGTTATAATCTCCCAAGAAGAAACAAGTCTCACACCCTTCTTTCTTTGCTTGAGAGATAAACCAATCTACAAACTTTTCACAGTCTTGATTGTGCTGTAAACTATTTGATTTTAATCCAAAGTGTATATCTGTAAAGACTGCTGCCTTCTTAAATAAATTTGTCATTCAAATATTCTAACAGTTAGTATAATGATAAACAATCTTTATGGTTATTCTTCGTAAGTAGAAAAACTGTCACTATTTTGTCTACTCCAACTTGGGTTTAATCCGTTTATCTCTAAAATGTCATCACGTATGTTTTGATTTCTTTTTTCTGAATTTAATACGCGGCAAAAACTATTTGTAATTGCTGCTGTATAATAGGCAAATGGGTTTTGACTTTTTGCTTCGTTGAACCTTAAACCCACATAAGTTAATTGGAGAATGGCACTGTTACGCATCTCATCATTATATGTGTATCCTCGCCAGTTGAACTTCATTGCGTACTTTTCACATAGCATGATATACATACGTGCTAGTTTATCTGTTATGTTTCCGTGGTCTTTGTTGAAGGACCCAGTTTTTAAATCTCCTTCCCAATGACTTTTTCCTATGCAATGAAAAGTTTTATTTTCATCCATGCGAAAATGTTGGAATGGAGGAAAATTTACACGGACATGAACCATATCGTCTACTTCGTCCTTTAACGACGGATCATCTAAATCGCTTAACAAATCTTCAGTGATGTCCTCAAACTCAAAAATATCTTTTGCTGATTTTTTCTTTTCAACTTTTCTAGGTTGTTTTGGGGCAACTGGAACATGGTCCCATGTCATAACTCTAAACACTAAGTCAGAATTAGGAATTTTCTTAGGATTCACCGTTTCTCCTGTTTCTAGACTTAGCCTAGCAGCACGATTTTCTTTCGCCTCTTTTACAATTTTAGGTTTAAGTGCATATTTTAAACTATCTTCTATACTAGCATGTGGCATATCTACAATAAAATCATACCTGTGATCGGTATTTTTGTCTAGATATGAACAATATGAATTCTTGCTAGCGTGAATTTCTTTTAAAATATCTTTGTTATTAAGGTAATTAATAGGTTTTTTTGGTGTTAAAGTCATAGGTTATCTTATAAAGTTGTTATTATTGTAACAGAAAGACTGAGACATTTGCAAGTGTTTTTGCAAAAAAAGGTAAAAAACATCATATTATTTAGCGATAAATATATAAATAAGAGGAATTTAAGATGTCATATGATCCAGCAAAAGCATATTTGTACAATCAATTAAAGCAAAATAGTCCGACTTTAAGTAATTCGGAACTGCTTATACAAGCTGGAATTTCAGGTTCTGAAGCAGGGTTTTACACTACAAACTCAATTGGTTTTTTGACAGAAAACCCAACCCCCATAAGTTTTAACACTACTCTTGGAGGGTCGGATACATATTTTACACCTAGAACCTCTTCTAATACAAACACTGGAAGCTCTTACAATACTCCACTAACCGTAAATCCTGATGAAGAGCCAACGTCAAGTTCCTATTTTACACCAAATCGTACTTCTAATCCAAATAGTGGAAGCTCTTATAATAGTCCTCCAACTATTGATTCAGAACCGTTACCCGATGAATTTGTCGCTACTAGCGTACCTGAAGGGTTTGAAGGTGGTCCAGGTTTTGATGTCAATAATGTAGGAGCATTGTTAAAAACGCAAGGTCAGGGCACACAGAAGGACCAAGCACAATGGTTGGCACAACAAGATTGGCGCTTCAGAATTAGTTTAGCACCTAATGCAAATTATTTGTATAAAGATCCTGAAATTTCAACTACGTCTAATCATATATTAAGTCCATTGATAGCGACTAGTGGGGTAGTATTTCCATATACACCAAATATTCAGGTGTCGTATTCAGCTAGTTATGAACCAACTGATTTAGCTCATACAAATTACAGAATTTATCAATATAGAAATAGTAACGTAGGAGATATTAGTATTAGTTGCGATTTTACAGCTCAGGACACAAATGAAGCAAATTACTTACTTGCTGTAATACATTTTTTCAAATCAGTTACAAAAATGTTTTACGGAAATGATAGTCAACCGCAAAGAGGAACTCCTCCGCCGTTGTGTTATCTAAACGGTTTCGGTAAGTATCAATTTAATAATCATCCTGTTGCGATAACAAATTTTGCATATAATCTACCAAATGAAGTAGATTATATAAAAGCTGGCGTAGTTGCTAACACAGGAGGTTTAAATGTTCAAAATCAAACTGATACTGCAAAGACCACTAATAATGGGTCTTTCATAAATGATTTACTATCTTCATTTTTTAGATTGAAAAATAATGGGCTAACACCAGGGGCAAAGTCCCAAAGACCCACATTTAATTTATCGAGTGTTAGTGATCCAACATATGTACCAACAAAAATACAAATACAAATTTCATGCATACCAATCATATCGCGGTACTCAATGGCAAACAATTTTAGTTTGAAAGAATATAGTAAAGGTAGTTTACTGTTAGGCAATCAAAATGGCACAGGAGGCATTTGGTAATGATATATCCATCAACAAGTCCATATTATTTTACTGGAGTAGTTAACAATCAATTTTTAGATATTATGGTAGATAGACCACTGCCAAAAAAAGCAGATGATATCTATTGGCAAATTACTCCAACTTACAATTTAAGACCTGATTTATTGGCTTATGATTTATATAATAACTCAAAACTTTGGTGGGTTTTTGCTCAAAGAAATCCTAATAAATTAAAAGACCCCTTATTTGATTTTGTGATTGGTACTTTTATTTACTTGCCTCAAATTGATACACTGACAGATACTTACGGAATTTAATATGGTACAGGATGATGGATACTCTGCAAAAGAAGGAGGAACTTTACCGGAAGTAGTTGTTATAGGTACTCCAGAAAATTACAAAGAGGTCATTGCAGGTGGTCGTCCAAAAAATCCTTTAAGTGAATACGCTAGTTTCACATACCACTTAACTTTTTACATGGTAACTTCTGAAGCGTATATTAGATTCATTGATTCAGGATTGACATATATTGGGCAGGATGAGGGTTTTTATACAGTAGCGGAATCTGGGGGAACAGGAGTAAAAAGTAATGCTCCTAGAATAAATCCAAATGCCGAATATTTTATTGATGATTTAACTTTTAAGACTTTTTGCAATACAAAAGCAACAGAAGCACCAACCAATTCTATTAATTTTGAATTTAAAATTTATGAGCCAATGGGCTTTAGTTTTACAACAGTTTTAAAACAAAAAGCTTTAGAAATAACTACTAAAAGCACTATACCAAACATTCATCTAAACACAGATCCAATTAAACAATTTTATGTTTTAGCAATTAGTTTTATGGGGTACGATGATGACGGAAATCCTATTGACGATGTATATCCTGGAATAGAACAAGGGCAGTATACAGGTTCTAGTAGCAACAACCAAGGTAGTAATACAAGTTATTATCCTTTATATCTGCAAGATTTTTCATTTAAATTAGACGGTAAAAGTACAGTATACACTATTAAGGCAGTGCCTATATCTATTCAAGAAGCATATGGGGTTAAACGAAATTTAATACCAGAAGATAGGGAAGTTTCAGGAACAACTGTAGGGGAAGTTCTATTAGGAGCAAGGGAAGAAGGAGATAATCCAAATGCAAAAGGCATTATTCAAATAATGAATGAGCGTGAGCAAAATCTTGTTAATAATGGAGAAGCACAAGAAATTAATGTTTATAATATTGAACTTAGCAACGTTATTAAATTTTCAAAATTAACATCAAAAGAAAGATATGACAAAGTAAAATCAAGTTTGGGTATTCCTACGGATAGTTCACAAATAACTGGAAAAGATACAATAACTAATTTTACATATAATCCTAATACAAGAAGCATTGCTGTCTCAGGTGGAATGACTTTAACTAAATTTATTGATAATGTAATTTTACAAAGTGATTACATAACAAAAGCTTTAGATAAAATTTATACAGAAGATGGGGTGCCTGAGTTTAAGCCTAGCGAAGGTAATCAAGGTTCCAAAAAACTTCAATGGTTTAGTATAAATCCAATTGTAAAACCTAAAGCATATGATCCATTGAGAAATGATTATGTTTTTTATATAACTTACAGAATTCAACCATATCAAATCCCATATATTAAATCTACTTTTGTAAATCCCACAAATAAAACTGATTACTATGGGCCATTTAAAGTTTTTAATTACTATTTTACAGGATTGAATACTGAAGTAATCAGTTTTGAAACTTCATATAATAATTTATATTTTTTACCAGGTGGTTCAGACAACATTAAAGAACAACCTAACAGTGATGGAGATAAAACTCCTATTGTGCCAGGAGCTAAAAATATTTCTTTGGAGACCTTATCTGGTAAAGCTGGAATCCCTGTGGGAAGTATTAAAACTAATTTATACAGCCCTGGGGATACAATTAAAGCTAAATTACAAATACTTGGTGATCCTGATTTCTTAATGACCACTATCGGTACATCAAAAAATGCTAGTACACCTAGGGAGGCGGCATATGGTCCTAATTTATCCATTAATCCTTTAGGAGGACAAGTTTTTATTGAGATTAATTTTTATGAAGGAGTGGACTATGACGATTCAACAGGATTAATGTTAATAAACAAAAACATTCAATTTTATAAAGATACCCCTGTAAATAACACAACTGGTCAGGAAGTTCAGGGTCTAGTATATATGGTTTTATCAGTTGTAAGTAGTTTTAGTAAGGGAAGATTTACTCAAGATTTAGATTTAGTGCAATGGATAAACCCTAATCCTACTTCGCAACCTTCTGCAAGTACTGATCAAGGAAGAGAAGCAGTGTCACAAACCTTCCCAACTAACACTGACATCGGGGCAACCAATGTAGGATTTGGTCAAACAGTAAGTGAAACTCCAATAGTAAGTCAAACAGATGAACCGGTGCTAACATATGAGCAAACTCAAAGATCAATATTAGCTACTATTGCCCCAGGCTCTGTAGCAGATGATGATTCAATTAACAACATAAGAAGTCAACCTGCCTTAAGCTATGCAGGTGTAAACATTGGAGGCAGAGAATCATAATATGGATAATGTAATTAAAACATCGGGAACAACAGAACAGTACAAACTTAACCCAGGCGGAGCAGTTTCTTATCCGTTCGCAGTAAAAGGAATTGTGAAACAAAATGTAGACCCTATAAGAACAGGGCGGCTTAAAGTTTACATTGAAGATTTTGGAGCAACTAATCCTAATGACTCAAGTAGCTGGGTAACGGTAAGCTATTTGTCTCCTTTTTACGGAAATATTTTAGGAGATTATAATCCAAACAGTAACGAAACTACTTCATATGGTACATACACGACTAATCCTCATAGTTATGGTTTTTGGGCTACCTCTCCTGATATAGGTTCTGAAGTTATTTGTTTATTTTTATATGGTAAAAAAGATTTTGGTTACTATATAGGATGCGTCCCTACACCAGGACTAACACACATGGTGCCTGGTATAGGCTCAACTAATAAAATAATAATGGAAGAAGGAGAAGCATCAAGGTATGGTAACGCAGAAAATTTACCAGTAACAGAATTAAATGATAAAAATGAAAATTTATTTGACAGTCCCGCATTTAATGAACAAGCAAGACCTGTGCATACAGTTATCGCTGCTCAATTATGGCAACAGGGTTTAATTCGTGATGACATAAGAGGTACCATTACCAGTTCATCTGTGCGTGAAAGCCCAAGTAATGTTTATGGTATTAGTACTCCAGGACGACCCATCTATAGTGCAATTAGCGGTACTAATGACGGAGAGTTAGCTGAAAATTTACTTGACTCTAAAGTTGAAGAAGCAAAAATTATAGCAAGAAGAGGTGGTCATAGTATTGTATTAGATGACGGTGATATATTTGGACAAAACAATTTAATGAGATTACGCACTGCCGGCGGTCATCAAATAACGATGAGTGACGATGGACAAACGCTTTTTATAATTCACAGTAACGGTCAAAGTTATGTTGAATTAGGAAAAGAAGGAACAATTGATCTTTATAGTACCAATAGTTTAAATGTTAGAACTAAAGGAGATTTAAACTTACATGCTGATAATAATATCAATATAAATGCAAAAAAACAGCTTAACATTTATGCTGAGGAATTAAATTTAAATACTGACAAGGATACAAACATTAGGGTTGGAAAAAATTTTTCGCAGCAGACTATAGGAGATCACTTATTAAAAGTTGAAAAAGGAATGAGTTTTACTTCAAAAAGCCCTGCTTCTTTTAAAAGTGACAGCACAACTTTCATTAATGGTAGTAGAATAAACCTAAACACAGGTAGCTCATCTCTACAGCCAGTTGAGATAAAACCAATACCAATAGTTCAACATTCCGATACATTATTTGATAGCACAGCAGGTTGGATTCCAGCTCCAAGCAAATTGCCGAGTATTAATTCCCGTGTACCAACTCACACACCTTGGGTAGATGCAAATAAGGGTGTCAATGTAAAAATTGATGAGAGTGCCGCAGGAAATTTTCCTTCGGAACCTTCTTCCGAATTACAAAGAGTTAATTCAACAGCAAACGGTTCTAATACAGGACCGCTACAGGTAACAACGCCCTCTCTTGCCTCTACAGCAAAAAATATCACACCTGCTAAAGGAAATTTTGATGTTAATACTACTTCTGCAGCAGTATCTCAGGCTGCTGTTTCTGCAGGAAATAATCCAACTATAAAAAATGCAGTTAGTCAAAGTGGTGGTCTTGTAACTATTGACGGAACTCAAGCTGCAGTGCTTGGTAAACTCGGACATTCACCTCAACAGTTAGAACAAGCAGGATATCTAAAACCAGGATCTAGCGTAATTATAAATAATGTGGCTAAAACTTCAACATATTTAGGGGAAGCTTTACCACAAAGTGTGTTTACCGGTAAAGATGGAGTCTCCAATTTACCTGCATTTGTTACAAATGTAAATGCTCAAACAAGCACTCAAGTTGGATTAATGAATAATGGTTTTGACGCATTAAAAGTCAATGGCATAATAACAGGAAAAGAAAGCCCAACACAAATTACCGGCCTATTAAACAGTGCAGCAAAATTTGGTGTAGCGTCTGTAACATCATTTGCATCTGGAAACTTATCCTCTCCTCAAACAACTGAAATTAGAAACACGATAGGCACTGGTAATTATGCTGCTGATATGGCAGAAAAAACAACGAGCCCAGTAGGCTCCATGCTTTCATCCATAACATCTGGTGCAGGGGCAGTTGTTGGTTCAGTAGCAGGTGCCGCCTCAAGCGTCTTTAATGCAATAAAAGGAAGCTTTACTAAATTAACAGCAGGTATTCCACAAAACTTAACAGCACTTAATGATGCTAATAAACAATCATCAGGAGGATCATTAGGAGGATTAACTGGAGGCTTAAGTGCAATAACGAATCAGGTAAGTACATTAGGCGCAAGTCAATTAAATTTAGGCACTTCCAATTTATCAAATATAATAACCCAATCAATTCAAAATAGTCTTAATTTTGGTCAAATAGGTATTAATCCTAATACCTTAACCAGTAGTCTGACCAATTTTGCTAAATCATCCCTAAATGGACCAGAAATATCAGCATTAAACAGTGCAAGTAAAGCTTTATCTTCTGGTGGTCCTGCATCAACAGTAATGTCTACAGTTGCAGAAAATACGGTAAATAGAAGCAGCATTCAGGCTGCAACAAAAGCAATTTATGGAGACAGCCGAATCCCATTGCCAAATTCCGAAGGGCAGGAATTAGATGTGCCAGACGACGAAAATTTATCAATTTTTGAAAATTTAAAAATAGAATTAACAAGCAAAACAGATCAAAAATTTGAGGCAAGAAATACATGGTTATTGCTTAAGGAACAATACGGATCTGATGCTTTAATTACTCAACAAGCACTTGAAGAATATATCAACCTTTTGGGTGAAATAGACAACCTTAAAGCACAAGTTCAAGTTGCAGAAGAAAATTTATTTACATAATGGAGCTATAAAAAATGGTAATTTATAGAGGATTTAGCACACAATTTAACAATCTACCTGCGCCATCGCTTAATCCTCCCGGAATAGATGGTGGACAAGGAACTATTACAAGACCGGTCGTACCAGTTAAAAAGTTTAGTTTGTATGATGATCAACTTGTGATAGTTGATTTTTTAAACGCCCTAAACATTCCCCAAGGACAAAAACCAGGTAAACCTGAGTATGGTACAACAATTTGGTCATTTATATTTGAACCTAATATACCAGAAGTTCAAATTCAAATAGAAAACGAGATTAGGCGTATTGCAGGGTTAGACCCTAGATTAATTATTAATACAGTGATAATTTACCCCTACGATAGCGGTTTTTTAGCGGAAATGGAACTTGCTATAGCACCAGAAAATAAGGTTCAACAACTTCAGCTAAACTTTGACAGAAATTCAGGAACAGTTACTTCAAGCTAAAAGTGCTGTTTTTTTACGTGATAAATATGATAAAGAGAAAATTATATGGCTACAAGTTCTAGACAATCTGCAATATTCGGAGTAAATGACTGGAAAGCAATTTACAAAACCTATAGTCAAGCCAATTTTAGAAGCTACGATTATGAAACACTACGAAAAAGTTTTGTAGATTACCTACGTTTATATTATCCGGAAACCTTTAATGACTATATTGAAAGTAGCGAGTATGTTGCACTTTTGGATGTTATGGCGTTTATGGGTCAAGCAGTTGCTTTTAGGGACGATTTAAATACCAGAGAAAATTTCATAGATACAGCAGAGCGCAGAGATAGTGTAATAAAACTAGCGAATTTAGTTAATTATAATCCAAAACGAAATAACGCTGCTCAAGGATTTTTAAAAATAACCAGCATTAGCACAACTGAAAATGTCACAGATATTAACGGTTTTAATCTTGCAGGTATTCCGGTATACTTTAATGATCCAGCTAATCCAAATTGGCAAGAACAATTTAATTCAATCATAAATGCTTGTTTAATTGCTACTCAAAGAATTGGTAGACCCGGTAACACACAAGAAATAGCTAATGTAAAAACGGAAGAATATTCTATCAAAATACCTACAACTGTTTCTCCGGTAATACCTTTTTCTGCGACAATCGGTGGTGTAACAATGAATTTTGAATGTGTTAGTGTGACTAGCATGAATGAAAACTATTTGTATGAAATACCTCCTAACCCTAAGGGAACATTTAATATACTATATAGAAACGATAAGTTTGGTTTTGGTAGTGCCAATACTGGTTTTTTCTTATATTTTAAGCAAGGCACATTAACTACATACGATTTTTCTTTGGCCCAACAAATAGCTAATCAAGTTGTTCCTATTAGTGATATACAAGGAATTAACGAAACTGATACTTGGTTATATAAAATTGATCCCGTAACAGGAGAGTTACTAAATTGGGTACAAGTAGATAACTTGTTTGCTAACACATATTTAAGAACTGAAAATTCAAGAAAAGCAGTTTTCTCTGTAACATCAAGATTTAATGATCAGGTTAATTACGTTTTTGGAGATGGTGTCTTTAGTGAAATCCCAGTTGGTTCATTTAGATCATTGGTTAGAGTAAGTAACGCACTTCAATACACAATTGATCCTGCTGAAATTCAGGGAGTTACATTAAATTTTAGTTACATAAGCAAAAAAAATAAAACTGAAACACTTACTCTTACTGTTTCGCTTACGAGCACGGTTAATAATGCACAATCAAGAGAATCTATTGCGAATATAAAAGCAAAGGCACCTATACATTTTTATTCTCAAAATAGAATGGTTAACGGGGAAGATTATAATAATTTTCCCTATACATTATTCAGTTCTATAATTAAAACGAAAGCGTTAAACATTAGTTCAATTGGAGTGTCAAGAAATTTCGACCTACTAGACCCAACAGGTAAGTACTCCAATACTACGAGTTTTAGTGAAGATGGTGTTTTATATTTAGAATCAAATGATAAGTTTTATGACTTTAATGCGTCGGAGATTTCAGGCTCTGTATCTAGATTATTATCTAATCAAATATTAGAAATATTATCAAACAATAACTTATATCAGTATTACGCACTAACTGCAAATAGATATTCTATTAATGTGGCTTCGGGCGATGGAATAACAACTTGGCAACAAACCAATTTTGATGGTACATTAGTTACAGGATATTTTTACAATTCTAATGGGCCCGTTAATGTAGGAATATACAGTGCTTATAATATGAAATACTGTACACCTAATGCATTATTAAAATTTATTGCTCCAACCGGTTATTATTTTAAAAATAATCGTTTAGTGGCAGGAATAGCACCGTCAGTAAATAATACTTTTATGTGGGTCAATGTACTTAATGTTGTAGAAGATGGTAGTAATGGTGGTGTAGGAAATCTTTATAATGGATCTGGTCCTATTACCTTAAGTAAATTTGTGCCAACTGGGTCAATACTGACAACAATTATACCTGTGTTTGAGAATACACTGACGAATGCTACAATTCAAAATATTTTAGATTATTTGTCAAATCTACAAAATTTTTCACTGTACTATGTTAATAATTTACCAATAAATGTTAATAGATGGTTTATCGGAGATATAAATCGTTCCGATGCATTAATAAAGTTTAATAGTTTAGGATCAGGAGCTTATAGAATTACCAGCAAGGCAATAACTTATTATTTTGGTAGCGTAAAAAATACAAGATTTATATTCAGTAATGATAGAATAATTTACGACCCTTTTTCAGGTAATTTGGCAACAGACAATATTAAAGTAATTAAAACAAATTTATCATCAAATGGTGTAAGTATATTAGGAGAAGATTTTAAACTTAATGTTACTGGACAAGTAATTGAACCGGACGGTTATCCTGATAACTATTCTGTTGAAATAGGGTGCTTTAACGCAACTAATCCAAATTATATTGACAACCCTGATTTTTTTGAAACTATTACAGGTTATGCATATGGATCGACAAATACATCTAATTTTGTTTTTATTGAAACGACAACTAATGCAAACAACTTAACAAAAAAAAGCATTACTGAACCAGAACTGATTAATTATAATTATGCTTACAAAACAAATATTGAAGCAATAAAATACGAATATCCAGTTGGTCAAATTTTTTACGCTTATTCGGAAAACAAATTTTATAAATCAATACAAAACGCTAGCACATTAAACATATTAAACTTAGAGGAAGTTACACAATACACTGCTCTTACAGGAAGACAAAGCTTATCTTTTCAGTATCAGCATTTGAGTAATAACACTACTCGAATTGATCCTGGAACAACAAACATTATTGATTTGTATGTTGTAACCTTAGGATATTATAATTCTTACGTCAATTGGATTCAGGACACAACTGGAACAATTGTTGAACCATCTAAACCAACAATTGAAGAATTATCCCAAAATTACAATGGACTAAATGATTACAAAATGATGAGTGATACTGTTGTTTTTAACAGTGTTACGTTTAAACCTTTATTTGGAAATAAAGCTATTCCCGAATTACGAGCAACTATTAAAGTAATTAAATCAAGTAACACTACCGCAAGTGATAGTGAAATTAGATCAGCAGTCTTATCTGCAATGAACGATTATTTCCTAATAGATAATTGGGATTTTGGTGATACTTTTTATTTTAGTGAATTAAGCGCCTATTTACATGCTAGCTTAGAAGGATTGATTAGTTCAGCAATTCTTGTTCCTAAAGATCCTTCGCTAACGTTTGGTGATTTATATGAAATTAGATGTGCTCCTTATGAAATATTTGTCAACGGTGCTCAAGCTAGCGATATAGTGATTATATCTGCTATTACTCCTGAACAATTACAACCTTAACTGAGATTAAAGACATGGTAGCAAAAATAAGAACAATTGATTTTCTTCCAGAAATTTTTCAAACAACACCCAATAAAAACTTTTTGTCCGCCACGTTGGATCAACTAGTTCAGCAACCCGATTTAGAAAAATTGCAGGGATATATAGGTAGAAGATATGAATATGGAATAACATCGGATTCTTATTATATACCTGAAATTAACAAAGTTAGGCAAAACTATCAACTTGAACCTGCAATTGTTTTCACAAAAAGTGATACAAGTAAACCTACGGATTTTATTACATACCCTGAAATTTTAGATGCCCTAAAGCTTGAAGGATCGCCTACAAATAATAACTCTTTACTATTTGAAAATCAATTTTATAGTTGGGATAGTTTTGTTGATTTAGATAAATTAAGTAATTTTAGTCAATACTACTGGCTACCAAATGGACCAGATCCAGTGCAAATAGAACCATTAAAAATTCCGTTTACTTCTTTTATTGATGTATTAAGTGAAGTGAATTATTATAGATTTGTAAGAGACAATAGTTTAGTTGAGGGATTTAATTCGACTATAACCCTATTAAGAGGCGGAACTTATTATTTTAATGTCAATCAAACAGATTCAAAGTTTTACATACAAACTCTACCTGGAACAAGTGGAACAGATCCAACAAGAAATAATGTCACAACTAGGGATATTTTTGGTCTTGATTATAATGGTATATCACAGGGTACTATCAAATTTGAAGTACCTTTAGCGAATGCACAAGAAAATCAAACTTATGAAGGGAATGTCAATGTAGACTTAGTTACCACGCAAGCTTTTGAACTTATACATGGTCAAAGATTAAGTACAGTTCAAAGTATTGATAACGTTACTAATTTAAAAGATAAAACACTTTTGTTTTATGAAACATCACCTAATAAATTGGCAAAGCTAAGCGATTTTTATGATGAAGATTTAGGGTTTGATAACATAACTAACCCACCTATTGGTTTCGACTCATATACGGAAATATTTGTAAATAAAACATTTTTTAAAATTACCTATTTAGAAACTGACGAGCCTGGTGATCCAGTACTAAAATTAGAAATAGCAGACGAAATTCCAGCAAATACTAATATTACAGTTTTAGCTGGATATGAGTATATTAACAAAAAATTTGTAAAGACAACTGAAGGTGTAATACAAGAAATACCTGAAATAACAGCTCCTCTTGATACACTATATTATCAAGACAGCGTTAACCCTTTAAAATTTGGCACAATTAAACTTGTAGATAGTTCTTCTGCAAACTTCATTAATGTAGATACAGATATTATAGGTAAAGAAACTTATTTGTCACCTAATAATGTGAAGTTTACAAATGGATTAAAAATTTCTTTTGCTGGAAATATTATTCCAGAATTTTATCGAAATAAACAGTTCTATGTAGAGGGAATAGGTCAATCGATTAATTTAATTCCTATTGAAAGATTTGTTAATCCTGAAAAATTTACGCAAAATATCTACAATGCGTATGATATAATTCCATACGACATGACTGAGTATTCAGAAATAACGCAGCAGGTTGTCACTCCCGATTATATAACAATTTCTAGAAATTCTAGATGCCTTGATCCTTGGTCAAGAAGTAATAGATGGTTTCATAGCGAGGTTATACAAGAAACAATAAAACATACATCAAGTGAAACCTTACAGAATTTAACAAACAGTGATTTAGCTCGGGCAAAACGTCCAATTATTGAGTTTTATCCTAATTTAAAGCTTTTTAATTCAGGCACCGAGTTTAAAGATTTAGTCGATTATTATGATATAACATCAACTAATGCATTAACCGAAGTTGCAGGAAAATTGCAATATTATCCTGATGGAGATTCATTTGGGTTATTTGATAAGTGCAAAATTGTTTTTTCTGCAGACACTAATAAAAATGTAAGAAATAAAATATATGAGGTTAATTTTGTATCTCTCAATCCAGAGTTAAATTTACAACAACAAATTACAAATGCAAGTTCATCAAATAATAGATTAACTGTACAAAATTCTAGTTTATTTCAAATCGGGGCTATGGTATCTTTAAGAGATAACTATGGAGGTTTGTTAAAAGACACACAGTACTATGTTTATGACAAACCAACGTCCACAACCATAAGATTAAGTACGACTAGCAATTTAAGTGCAGTCGCTCCTCTAAGCAATTCTACAGCAACAACTATTATTATTCAATCTCCACCTATAATTGTTTTAAGTGAAAGTCAAGAGGGTGAAGTACTATATAATGACCAGTTAGTTGTATTGTTAGGTGAAACCAGAGCAGGGAATAGTTATTATTTTGACGGTGTAAATTATACTTTGGCTCAGGAAAAGTTGTCAATAAATCAACCTCCACTTTTTGATATTTTTGATTCGAACGGATTAAGTTATGGAGACACTGATTACTATAATAGCAGCAATTTTATAGGATCAACCTTATTTGAATTTGGTATTGGCACAGGACCTGACGATCCTATTTTAGGGTTTCCATTAAAGTATAGCTCAGTCAATAATATTGGAGATATTTCATTTAATGTTTCTTATAATACTAATTCATTTACATATTTGTTAAACGGTATTTCTACCCAACAACAAGTAAATCAAGGTTATCCATATATCTATAATTCACGAACCGATTTTACAAAACAGATTGGTTGGCAAACTGCTGCAGCTAATAGTATTCAATATCAAGCTTTTGAATTTAATTATGTTTCGGGAATTGATGAAGCGGTGTTTGTTTGCGATATTCCGGCACAATCTCAAGATGTTGTAATTTGGCCTACCGTAAAAGTTTTTGTAAATGAGCAATTTTTATTTGCAAATGAATTTAGCTTTACGGTTGAGAATAATAGCACTACTGTAACTTTATTCAGTAATCCTTTATTTGATACAAAAATACAAATTTTAATTTATAGTGATGTTGTAAGTAAAAAGTCATATTTTACTATTCCAACTAATTTAGAAAACAATGTTTTTAATGGAGAAATTACATCGCTCAACTTAGGTGATATAAAAAATCATTATTTAAGTATTTGCGTAAATTCAAATCAAATTGAAGGCAAAATTTTTGGTGCAAACAATTACAGAGATTTGCCTAATTTAGTAAATTACGGAACAAAAATAATTCAAAATAGTGCTCCGCTTGCTTTGACTGGGGCTTTACTTAAAAACAAAAATTATAATTTAATAGAGGCGCTAAACTATAATTCAAATGAGTATATTAAATTTAAAAATCTGTTAGTCGATACAGTTAATAATAATGAATATGATATAAATCAAACTGCATCCTATATTTTAGATGATGCTTTAAATATAATTTCGTCCTATAAAAATCAAAGTAATCCATTCTTTTGGTCAGACATGATACCAAATAGAAGTATTTTTAAAACCAATACTTACACATTTGGCGTATCCGTGTTTTCATCTTCCTTTACTTTGAGCAGAATATATGATTTCTCAAGTGCTAATTATTTTGGTTTATTAATTTATTTAAAAAGAGAAATAAACGGCACTTTAATCCAAAGACAATTATTAAAAGATGTTGATTACTCTGTAAGTGTAGATGAACCTAAAGTCACAATTTCGTTAGACTTGATTGCAGGAGATAGCATTATAATTAATGAGTATAATCAAACCTATGGAAGTTTTGTGCCAAACACACCAACAAAATTAGGTTTTTATGCTGCTACCATACCTGAAATTGTTTTAGATCAAACTTACCTTAATCCTACTTATTTGATTAAAGGTCATGACGGTTCTTTGACTACATTATATGGTGATTACAAAAACAATCAATTAGTCGATTTTAGAGATAAAGTTTTATTCGAGTTTGAATGTAGAATTTACAATAATTTAAAAGTAAGTAACACCATTCCAATTTCAAGCGATGAGGTTTTACCGGGACAATTTCGAAACACAAAATATAACTATGAAGAAATAATTAATTTATATTCTTTGTCCTTCCTAAATTGGGTAGGTAAAAATAGAATTGATTATAAACAGCAATATTACGATACAACTAACCCCTTCACATACAACTACTCTACTGCTACAAACAGATTAGATGGAACAATTATGAAACGCGGCAATTGGAGAGGTATGTATAATTGGTTTTTTGATACCACAACTCCTAATTTAACACCTTGGGAAATGATAGGTTATACTAATAAACCAATTTGGTGGGAAGATTATTATGGTCCCGCCCCATATACCAAAGACAATGATGTTTTGTGGGATGATATAGAGAATGGATATGATTATAACAATGGAAATCCTCGAACTATTGATTCACGTAAACGTCCCGGATTTAAACAAATTTTACCTGTTGATAGTTTAGGCAATTTAGTAGATCCTATGAATTCAGGGGTAGGAAATTATGATGAGCTAAGTTTTAAAACTCCATGGAAAGTTAATGATTGGGGTGCGTCTGAGTATAGTTATATAAAAAGTAGTACTTGGCCGTTTGATTTACTTAAAATTTTAATCTTGTGTAAACCTGCAAAGTTTTTCTCTCTATGCGTAAATCTAGATGAATACAAATTTAGCACAGAATTTAATCAATACCTTATAGATAATAAGTTTAGATTTACTGGACTGAATGCAGTATTGTATGGCAGTGGTACAGCGCAACACAGTTATTTAAACTGGATAGTAGACTATATTCAAAGCACAGGAAATTTAGGATATGATGTTTTATCTGTTTATCTTAACAATTTGGATGTACGATTAGTCTATAGATTAGCAGGTTTCAGTGATAAGAATTTGTTAAAGTTTTATGTAGATAAAGGAACGCCAAACAGTTTAAACAATTCTTTATTAATACCAGATGAAAGTTATTCTGTTATATTACACGAAAATCAACCATTTGATACTATTATTTACAGTTCAATAATAATTCAAAAGACTAATGTTGGCTATAAAGTATATGGAAATTCTCAAAATAAAATTTATTTTAAAACCTTTGCTCCTTTAAAGAATGGAAAATACGACACTATCACTTCAGGTTCATTATCTGTAAAAGTATCTAAAAATTTTAGCGAAAAAGAAATTGTTGTACCGTATGGTAACGAATTTACAAGTATCCAAGCACTTGCTGAGTTTATAAATTCGTATGGAAATTATTTAAATAGTCAAGGATTAATATTTGATCAAGTAGAGGGTAACGTTTTATTAAATTGGAACTCAATGATATTTGAGGTTCTAACTTGGGCTCAATCTGGTTGGGAGGTTGGCGCGATCCTAAACATCAATCCAATGGCCTCAAAGATTGTAATTGAAAAAGAAAATGCAATTGTACAACCACTAACTATACAAAACCAAAATTATATTTTAAATCAAAATTTAATTCCAATACAGATTAAAGATTTGTCAATTATTAGAGATGGAACTAATTTTACAGCGATACCCTTAACTTCTGATGATACAGTCGCATATTTCACTGGAAATCTTAGTAATTTTGAACACGCAATAATATTTGATAATACTACTTTGTTTAATGATTTAATTTTTGATCCATTAACTGGGCTAAGACAATATAGAATTCTATTAAAAGGTTCTAAAACTGCAACTTGGGAAGGCACTGTTGATACAAAAGGATTTATATTAAATCTAGATAATGTAGAAGAATGGTCACCAAGTGTTAAGTACACTAAAGGAATTATTGTAAAATACAAGAGTAATTATTATGCAGCAAACACTATCGTTCAACCTAATCCAACCTTTCAACAAGGGCTATGGACTAAAGTTGATTATGATGAAATTCAAAAGGGTTTATTACCAAATGCAAGCAACAGAGCATATGAAAGCACTTTATACTACGATGCTTATTCAGCAAATTTAGAAAATGATGCAGATTTATTGGCATTTTCATTAATAGGATATCGTCCAAGAAATTATTTGGCAGCTGCCAACCTTGACGATATATCGCAGGTTAACTTATACAAAACAATGATTGTTGAAAAAGGTAGTAATATAAGTGCTTCAGCTATTCAAAATATTAAACTACATACAGGCGGTATTGATTATCAAGTATTTGAAAACTGGGCAATTAATTTAGGAAGCTATGGCGGGTTAAACAATAGCAATTTTATTGAATTTAAGTTAGAAGAACAAAAACTTAATAATAATCCTAATGTAGTGGCTGTTATAGATGGTGAGTCAGAGCAAGGAGCATCATTTGAGGTACCCCTTAATTCAATTACAAATTATCGTAGCACAATAACTGGAACAGATATTTTACCATTACTTAAAGATGAAAATTATAGTGGGCTACCTTCAGCAGGATATGTAAACTTTAATGACGTTAAAGCCTATTCATTTAAAATTAATGGACTTCGTACTAATACTAACATTTATAATTTATATAAAAATGAATATATTTGGATAGCTGATTTTAAAAATGATTGGAAAATTTACAGTATCAATTCTTTAATTCCTAATAATGGAACTATTGCAAAAATCAAAAATGTTGTAAATAATTTAAACAATACAGCAACATTGTTTTTTGATAATCCTCATAATTTAGTTGCTAACGATATAATTTTAATTCTTTATTATGCCGAACCAGTAGATGGATTTTATACTGTAAATAAAGTTGTAAATTTAAATGCTATCATAATAGATTTAATTTTACCAACAGATACATTATCGATAGTTTCAATTGGTTTAATAGCTAAACTTGATAATCGTCGTGTTTCTTCTCCTGCGAACATTTCAACTTTAAATTTGACTGGTACAGAATTTGTTAAAAATACGATTTGGGTTGACAATGATGTTGATGATAAATGGGCTGTTTATAGAAAAAGTTTAAATTATAAAAATACCAACTTCATTAAACCCGAGTCTACATCAACATTTGGTAATGCAGTTGCTTATAGTCCACTGTTAGGTTACTTTGTCGCAGACTCAGGAACTGGTAAATTGTATAGGTACCTATACGATAGTCTTTTAAATTCATACGCATTAGCAGACACTATCAATAATGGAATTGGTTACGGCACTAATATCGTAATTAAAAATAATATTATGGTAGTATCAAAAACCACTTCAACTCCAACAAGTACAATTTGGGTTTATGAGCTTGTAAAAACTAATAATATAGAAGGAGTTGCACTACAAGCGGACAATGCTGCTAATACGAACCCATTAGTTACATATTCAACGACTACAGTAGACAAGATTGCATTGTCTGATGATACAAATTATCTGTTCATATCAAAATCTAGCACTAGACAAATATTTGTTTACAGAAAAAATAGTAGCTTAAGTTTTATAAGTATTGGCTACACTCTTGCAAGTAGTGTTCAAGCCGGTAATTCATCATTTACCGTTTCTGGCAATAGATTAACTTTATTAACAGAAGGACAATTTGTAAGTTTTACAAATGTAAATAGCCCTACAACATATAGAATAATTTCCGGAGAATATAGTTCTGGGCCTAATAGGACTACATTCTTTATAGATGGTAAATTTGAAACAAGTGTAACTTCCGGCACGACTGTGTATAGAGGATACTACGGTTATACAAGTGTAGCAACTATAACAGGCGCAGCAGCAGCAACTGGTTTCGGACTTAGTTTAGCGACTAATTATGACGGTACAAAATTGTATGTTGGCGCACCTAATCAGGATTATTTGCTTAATACAGATACTGGGGGAGTTTATGTTTATGATAGGATACGACAGGTTTATAAACAACCTAATAATTTAGTTTTAGATACGCAGTTAATTATAACATTAGCATGGACACCAACATTAACCGGCTCTGCTATCAGAGTTCTTTACAATGATACTGTATTGAGTTCTAGCGATTATTCTCTTTCAACTAACAAATTGACTATAAAAGTTCAAGTTAATGCAGGTGATATAATTGTAGTGGAGAGTTCTGATTTTATATTAACACAAACCTTAACAGGTTATACAGAAGTTCCTAATCCTAGAGTAGGAATGTTGTATGGAAGCAGCTTAGATACTACTGTAACAGGAAACGAGTTATTAATTAGCGCACCCTACGACATTAGAAATGAAACAACTCAAGAAGGTACAGTGTATCGTTATACCAGTGAGGGAAAATCATATGGTATAATAAAAGGAACATCTGTTTATAATTTAACTACACAAAAAACAATTTTATTAAATGGTTATAGTGTTATTTTACCAAGTTCTGGAATAAACGATGCAATCGCAACAATTAATAATTCTAATATTCCAAATATAATGGCTTCTAAAACAGATGATAATAAGTTAATTATTGAACTGGTAAATCAAAATTTAAATCTATCACGTGATAAATTAAATTTGACTGTTTTTGACGCTGCTGATTTAGCAAGTTTAGGCATAACATTATATCAAAAAACACAATTTTTACAAGATTATAAAGTACAAAACAGCACACTATTTGGACAGCAAGTTAAATTTAATGAATTAGGTAGCGTTGTCATAACAGCTCCAGCTAGCAATCGTAATTCACCTACAGTATTTGATTTTACTGATGATGAAAATTTTACAAATGATACCATATTTGACAATAATTTTACAACATTTATTGACATATTATTTGATGTAGGGTCAGCTTACCTCTATGATTATTTACCTGCAAATAATGAAAATATTGCAAATGTAGGCAAATTTGTATTGTCTCAAATTATTAATGATTCGACCCTTTCTTACTTAAAGGTTCCATATTATGGCTACTCTTTAGCTTTTAATAATTATAATATTTTAATCGGTTCTCCAACCTATTTGTCAGGAACTGAAAATGGCAAAGTTAATATTTTTACAAACTTAGAATATCAGACAAATTATTCTGTCTATAGAAAACCAGTGGATGAAGTTGATATACAAAAAATTAATAGTATACAATTATTTAATAACTTAGATAATTTGAACATAACAAGTTTAGATTACATCGACCCCTTACAAGGAAAATTGTTTGGTGTTGTCAGAGAAAATTTAGATTTTATTTCGCCTGTTGACCCAGCTGGATATAATACTGAAGATTCTAATAGAAAAATTGTTTGGGGTAAAGAATATTTAGGTAAGTTATGGTTTGATTTGTCACAGGTTAAATTTGTTAATTACCATCAAAATGACACAACTTATAATAGTAAATATTGGGCAACAGTGTTTCCTGATAGCGTAGTTTCAGTTTATACGTGGATTGAAAGTGATCAATTACCTATAAATTATACAGGAACTGGGCAAATAAATGATCCTGATGCATATACTACTCTGTTTAGTTTAACAGATGCAGGGGTGCTTGTTGCAAAATACTATTATTGGGTAAAAAATGTAGGAACGATACTTGATAACACTAAAACATTACCTGATAATGTTATAAGCGATTATATTAAAAATCCTTTATTATCTGGTATTTCTTTCTTTGCACCACTGAAAACTAACGTTTTTGGACTTTACAATATTAACACATTTGTTGGAGCTAATTATACAAGTATACATATTGGATTTAAAACAGCAACTTCTGAAGATACAATTCACAATGAATATCAATTAATTAGAGAAAATTATAAAGAAGATTTTCTTCCTGGCATACCAACCTTATATAATAGTGTATTTGAACCTTCAGGCTTATATAAAAAGTTTTTAGACAGTTTTGCCGGTGTAGATTCATTAGGACAAGAAATACCTAACCCGTTCTTACCTAAACTTTTACAAACGGGCACTGATACAAGACCAAATCAAAGTTTTTTCTATGATAGACTTAAGGCTTTAGAAAATTATTGCCAATATGCAAATTATGTGATGTTACAGTACCCAATTACTGAGTTAAAAAATCCAAGTTTTCTTACCTTAGGCGGATTAGCTTTAACTGGAATAAATGCACCAGCATTCTTTACATTAACAGGCGAATATTTTGATACAAATAATTTTTGGGAGTTTGTGGATTGGTGGGCAGAAGGTTACAATGATTCCACCAAAACTGACATGGAAGTTGAAAAATATTATGATTTAGAAAAACTAAGTCCTTATTCCAATATGATTGTTGGAGTACAATCTAACAGTAACGGTAAACGTGAGGTATATATCTACAATGATGCGAATTGGGAAAGAATTGGGTTACAGGAAGGAACAATACAAATTAAAAGTTCCCTTTATGATTACTCTGAAGGAGGATTTGGTTTCGGTGATACCTTCTTTGATTCTACACCTTTTGATTATTTCCCTTCACAAGAAACATTTAATATCGTAAGAGGTCTTAACGAAGAAGTTTATACAGAAGATTTACAAATTCACAGAAATAAGAGTCTTATTTTAATGTTTAATTACATTTTAACTGAAAGCGACGAATTTGGTAATTATCTTCCTTGGTTAAATAAAACTTCATTTTTAGATGTAGAGCACACCTTAAGAGAATTAGTACAGAGTAAAAATTTCCAACGTGACAACGAAGATTTTCTTTTAGGTTATATAAATGAAGTTAAACCTTACAGAGTAAAATTAAAAGAATTTAGCTTAAAATATTCACGAACTGATTTGTATGATGGTAATATAACAGATTTTGATTTACCAGCTCAATGGAATAGCAATCAAGATACGTTTATTACTCCTGAGCTTGTATTTGGTGAAAGTTCTTCTCCTTCACAATATAATTCAGATGATCCTGTATGGAAAAAGTATGAATATAATCAGTGGTATAACAATTACGGAATTAAACTTTTAAATTCTAATAATTATGTTATTGGCAAATTAAAAGAATACGTACCGATAGCCACAACTTATATCGTTGTTGATAATGCATTTGGATACCCTGCAGTAGGTGTAATTAAGATAGACGATGAATTTATAGGGTACACGAACGTTGACAGAGATAAAGGAATATTAACAGGACTGACCAGAGGGGCATATGATAGCAATGTCGCAGATCATATACCAAACACAAATGTATATATTGATCTTCCTGCAGTGTCAGTGCTAGACACAGCTCGCGGGTACACAGAACCACCAAACATTGTAACAAGAATAGATACATCAATATATCCAGCACCAAAAGTGCAGGCTGCATTACAAGCAGAAATGTCTGGAGATAAGGTAATAGGAGTTACTGTATTAAATCCCGGTGAAGGGTATAAGGTTTTGCCTGAGATTGTTGTAGAACCCTCTATATTGCATTACTTTAACTCCTCAGACATCAATTTTAGTAATAACACAATTAATATTCCTATTTTCTTATTTGTAACAGGGGATTTAATTCAATATAAAAAAGAGGATAATGTATCTACTATTTTAGGATTAGTCGATAAAGCTTTTTATTATGTGAGATTAATAGAATATGGTTTAACTTCTCCGATTATTACAGAACAAAATAAAAATACTTTAGTTGCAACAGCATTGTATACTTCAAAAATAAATGCAATTAATGATGTTCATAGAGTAGTTTTGGTGGAAAGCTCTGCCAGCCAAAATCATAGTTTTAATATTAGTGCAAGATTAATTCCAATCTCAAGTAATACGCCAACTAGACAGATTATACCTAAATTAAAATTTGATAGAACGTCTTACAAACCAATTGTACAAGAATGGCAACCCAATCAGTTTTACATACAGAGATACAACAGTTCTGGTAACGACGCAAGTATAGGAAATCAGTTAGCAGAGTCAATAGAATTTATAGGTCTAACTGGTACAACTAATAATTTAGGCACAGGCGCAGTGTTTAATGTTTACAACTGGGTTTACGGTGGAGCAAATAATCCTCCGTTTGTTTGGTCAGATGGCCCACAGTACGGCATTTACACAGCATCTATAAACAGTGCAGGTATTAATTATCAACCTAATGACATAATTACTATTTCGGGAACTGATTTAGGTGGAACCACTCCTTTAAACAATGCGGTAATTAGCGTGCAAAGTGTAAATTTTGCAGGAGCAATAGAAAGCATTTATGTTGAAGGATTGCCTCCAGTGGTTTACAACACAAGCTTACAGGGTGCTACTTTACCGGTAACAGGAGTAAGTACAGATCCAACTACCTTAGAAGTGACTATTACAGTTAATTATAATAATAGTTCATTGTCACCTGGTAATCTTTATAAAAAGCAATTATACTTTTATAATTTAACTAATTTAACATCTCCGTATGTATATGATACATCAGGTTCAGGTGGCGCAATAATTTGGGTAACAAGTCCAACATTTAATGGAGTTATTGTTGAAAATAAGTATTCAATCGATATCAAAGATTACGGTTCTATATACAGCACAGGCGACATCATAACAATTCCAGGTAACTTGCTAGGTGGAACCACACCAACTAATGATTTAATAATTACAATAACATTTGCCTATTTAGGCGAAATTATTTTTTATAGACTTGATGGAATTTGCACAAAAGCTTTTGACCAATATTTTGTAGAGCCTATAAACACCACACAATTGAAATTATACACTGATTATCAAGAATTAAATCCTGTGAAAAATACGGTAAGCAATCCGTTTATTTTTAATTCTGGTAGTTTAGGATTTTTACCAGAACCGTTGCGTGGTGCTGGAGGAGCATCTTTAGTTGCCTACAATAATAAATTGTATCGTTGCATAGAATCAAACACAGACTCTACTTTTGACATTACAAAATGGGAATTTTTAGCTAGTGATTTTGATGAAATTAACGCATTAGATAGAATTGTTACATATTATCAGCCTACTATAGACATGCCAGGTAAAAATTTACCACTTCTTATGTCAGGACTGGAATACCCTAATAGCACTTTTTTATCTAACAAGTTTGACGAAGATTATGAATTTGATGTATTATTGAAAGGTGAAAAGTTCTACCCTAAAGACATTGACATTAAGAGCATAGTATTCGATGGGGTAAAATATATAGCGGTCGGTAATACACCTGAGTATTCTATAGCATTATATAGCACAGACGGCAAAAATTGGACTTGGAAAAAGATAAGCCCACAATCTTTGCAAGTAACCGATATAAATTATTCAGGATCTTATTATATAATAACCTCATTAAATGCTCCTAGCCCCATTCTTATTAGCTATGACGGTTATAGCTGGGTAAGCACAGGTGAGTACACAGTTTTTGATGACGGGTATTACGACATAGGTGGTTATGATACACTTTCGGTTGGGGCACCTCAGGAAATATTGAATTCGTCAACCTATTATAATGATTTATACATTGCAGTCGGTGAAACTATAATTTTAAGTGCAAATGCTACCGAATGGAACACCCAATTTTCGTTCGGTAGTCAATTACCAAATTCAATAAAATCAGTGACGTTTGTAAATGGAATTTTACCGACGTACCAAGGATTTATTGCTGTTGGATATGGTTTAGAAGTTATAGCTGACGCAGGTACTGCGTATCCTCTTATAGAAAATCGTGCTAGAGTGTTGCTTGGTTTTGAAGGAAATAGTTGGAGTAAAGTAGATATTAAGTTTGATGCTAAGTTTAACACTGTTTGTAGCTCATTGACAACTATAGTAGCAGCCGGAGAAAATGCACAAATATATTGGTCAAATAATGGAACTAACTGGTTTCAGGCTGAAATCCTCGGTAATGTTTCATTTAATATAAATTATGGAATTTATGCAAACGGCACATTTGTAGTAGTTGGTGATAATGGAAATATATTATATAGTGGCGAGGGCAAACAATGGTTTACATTAAACCCAATAACAAATCAAAATTTAAATCAAATTTCGTATGATGGTACGTATTTTATCGTTGTAGGTGAAAACTCAACAATTTTAAGAAGTAAGGATATAAGTACTTGGGAAAATGTTTCTTTAATAAATTCATTAGTTCCAATTTATGAAGTAAAGGGGGATAACTTTTTATCTGGTTATGGTCCAGAAGAAATGATTCCAGCTGTAGTTTACGATAATTTATCAATGACTATAAAAACTTCTGCCGGATCTCTATGGGATCCAACAACTTATGAACATTTTGGTTTTAAAGTAGCTAGTGCTTTTGTAAGATTGGATAACAACTTGTCGTTCTCTTTCAAAAATTTAGTTGATTATCCTACAAAATTAGCTTTATACATAGTTAACAATTCAACAGGAAGAGGATCAAGAATATATGAAACTATACCTTTAGCTCCAACTACAGGTTCATTAAAAATTTCAAAAATAGATTGGGTCAATAAAACAGTCCAGTTAGTAGGACCTATTTCTTCAACAGAATCACTTTATGTTGAAGTATATGAGATAGGAAGTGGTAATCAACAAGTTAAAGGCACATCAGATTCTTACCCACTACAACTAGATTTAGCTATTAATAGAAGATTTATAAACACCAATTACCCATTTAATAGTGATGCTTATTTGTACTCAATAGTGTTTTTAAATTCAGTTAAACAAACTCTTAATGTTGACTATATTTTAGAACCAAATCAATCTGGCTCAATAAAAATAGTGTTTCAAAAGTCAATTAACTTAAGTAGTGATTTTGTAAGTTTTGCTATATTTGGTGCTACCGAAGATATATCTCACTCATATCAATATTGTATTCCAGAAACTCAAACTTTTAGATATGTCAGTGGTCCCGCAACTTTTACTCTCACTAATTCAATGGGCGGAGATAATATTACAAATTCTATTGTAGAAATTAATGGCGTAAGGCAAAGATATGGTGTAAATTATACTATATCAGGCAGTGTGTTAACTATTATTTCTTCGTTAAGTGTAAACAATATTGTTAGTATCACTACATTTAATGACACCTATGCACAGTCTTTTGTAACAGACTTTTCTAATACTTTACAGGTCACTCCTATTAATTATATAAACACACCTTCAACTCCTATAGTTGTAACTACGATAGTAAATCCTAACTTAATAGCCAAAGATGCAGTTCTCATAGACGGTGTTCGTAATATGTCTCAAATTAATAATAACGTTTTCTATGTTAAACCATTACCAACGTATGTTGAAAGTGCAATTACTTACTATCCTTTTGAACTTTATTTAGATTTTGATTTAGCATATCCGGTTATAGGTAACACGTATGGCCCTTATTTTGATTCAGGAATTTCAGGCGGAGGTTTTATTTGGAAAAATGCAACTACATTTACAATAAATCAACCATCTTTTGATATTGTTGATGTAGAAAGATTATTTGTAACAGTAAATGGGACTAAGGTTACTTCAAATAATTTAAGAATCAGTCAACCAAACAATAAACTTAGCATTATGACACGTATAAATGTAGGAGATGTGGTTTTAGTTACAAGTTATATGCCTTCTCCAACTCCCAATGAGCTTTGGTACACTATGATAGTTAATCGCAAGGGTCAAGGAGCGGTCTACAATAGTAATTTTAGAAACAGAACTTGGTTAGAAAGACCGTTGTATACAACAGATACAAAAATTTATGTAAAAGAAGTAGAACATTTAGTTGATCTTACCACTCTAAATCAAGTAGCATTATTTGATCAAACTAAACAAAGATATTACACTAATTTAAATTATAATGTAAAAGACATTAAAGAGGTATCTGTGCTTAATTTAACTACTAATGTAAATTTAAGTGCAGATGATTATTACATAACTACTACTAATTCTGTAACGCAGATAATTTTAATTAACAATGTAAGTTTAAGTAATAATTTGCAGGTTACGATACGTTTTGGAAATTCTGTGCTTATAAATGGGGAAAAAATTATGTTTAATAACGTAGATTATCAAAATAACACCTTATCAGGGCTTCATAGGGGAGTTGATGGTACTGCGGTTTTAAATGAACATCCTGTATATTCAAACGTCTACAGCTTGTCCGCAAAAGATGTTTTGGACCCATTCTTCTACAACAAGACATGGAACACAGAAAATTACACAGTAGATGGAGATCCGCTGCAGTTAAGCACATCGGTGCCAGCTAATTTTCTTAAAAATGATTAAAAAATGAAAGATAAATATATACTATGATGGATAACAAAAATAAAGTTGAAAATGCGGAAAAACCAGAACCTAAACCAGATGAGAAAACTGGATTTATTTTAAGTTCTGTAATTAAGATTTTTGACCCTAACACGGACGAAATACTACTGCAAAAACGGGGTGACGATTAATGTCTATAATAAATTATCAGTTAAAAGTTGAGGGTTTTTTAAAAATCTATGATCCTGCGTCTGGAGAAATATTTGTAGATAAAAAGAATGCAATTCATTATGAAAACATTTCAGAAGCTATGGCCGACTCATTAAGCAGTAGGGGATACGGATCAATTTACAAAATGGCATTTGGAAATGGAGGTGCTAGTATTGATAGCACAGGAATCATTACGTATTTGCCCCCAAACACAACGGGACAAAATGCAGCATTGTACAATCAGACATATGAGAAGATTGTAGACGATACTAATGTGTTAAATACTGATCCGGCAAGAAACAAAATGATTGTTTCACACGTTATAGGGAAAGTGTACAGTGATGTATTAATTCAGTGTTTATTAGATTATGGTGAACCAGCAGGGCAAACCGCATTTGATAATGGAACTCAATTAGAATCGACATACACTTTTGACGAAATAGGTATTTTAGCTGACTATGGAACTGATACAGCAGGTAACGACCAAACTAGACTGCTTACCCATGTTATTTTTCACCCAGTTCAGAAAAGCTTAAACAGACAAATCCAGATTGACTATACAATCCGAATTCAAAGTTTAACAAACCTCAATACCATATAAGATAAATACTTAAAATTTAGGAAAACGGAGCAAAACAATGGCATATACAATTATTAGAAGTGATGGTAACGTACTGACAACAATACAGGATGGTACCATCAATACCACAAGCACAAGTCTAGGGTTACCTGGAAGAAATAAATCTAGTTATGGACAAGTTTTAGATACAAACTTTGTAAGACAATTAGAAAGTTATGCGAGTGCTAGCCCACCTCCTAATCCTCTTAGAGGGCAACTTTGGTTTAATACTACAACAAATACACTGTGCGTATGCCCAGTTGACGGCACGCTAGTTGCAAGTAATTGGTTGACACTAACTTCTACAACTGCAGCAGGTAATGCTACATTAGCTAACATAAATGCAACAGGAAATATAATTGCTAACAATATTACTTCTAATAATTATTTGACTGTTGGAATTTTAACTACAACGGCCAATGCTAATGTAACTGGTAATTTATATGCAGCAAACGCTAATTTGGTTGTAGCAAGAATAGGATCACTAAATCCGTGTACTTCGATCTCAACTGGAGACCCCACTACAGGAGGAACGATGGTCGGAACATGGACCATGCAAGGAAATTCTTCAGGATTGGCTTGGAATATTCAAACTGGCAACATAAAATTTCCGTCAGCAGTTGGTAATGCGAGTCTTGCTTACGGGATTATGTGCGACAACTATATGTACGCAAATGGACAATCATTTCAGCCAGCTGGCACATATACTAATGCAAACGTTTTTAATTATCTAACAGGATCAAACGGAGTATCACAATTCACTGGGAATATTAAACCTACTAAAGTAGAAACAACGGAACTAGCAGGTGGTGGAAATATTACAGGTTTATGGGCGTTAGGTCCAGGAGCTAGATTAGAAGCAACATATGCTGACTTAGCAGAGCGTTTTGAATCTGATCAACCTTACGAAGCAGGAACTGTAGTTGAATTAGGAGGTGTTGCTGAAATTACTGCTGTTATTGATGAATTGAGTAATAACGTGTTTGGAGTAATAAGCACCTCTGCTGCGTATATGATGAATAGTAGAGCAGGATCAGACAATACTCATCCAGCTGTTGCTATTAGCGGGCGTGTTCCTGTAAAAGTAAAAGGCAAAGTTAAAAAGGGTGACCGTCTAGTCAGTGCTGGCAAAGGCATTGCAAGAGCAGCAAAAGACGGAGAAGCATCATCTTTTAATGTCATTGGTAGAAGTCTTACAACAAAAACCACTGATGATATAGGTGAGGTTACTGCTATTGTCATAATTAAATAAGGAGATAATTATGACTTATCAACAGTATGGACTAATACAAGCTTCAGATTTTAACGATTTAGTAGGACCATCTACAACCGCAATCGCAAATACTTTAAATGCAGTGCTTGCAACCGGTAATGGACGCGGAGGAGTTGGTCAAGGTGCTGTGGGTCAAGTACCGGTACAAAATGTCAACACGATTACAAAAGTTGGTCCTGATGATTGGAATAATCTTAGAAATAATATTATTGCTTTAGCTAATCATCAAGGTAGCACAGTTACAGAAATGCCTACAGCAGCACAATACGAGCTTATTTCTGCCTCAATGACAACAGGAGCTAATCCTGTATCAATTTTTGCAAACAATTTAAAAACAATTTATACAAACAGAAATAATATTGCTGCTCAAGGAACCTCATCAACCACTACTACTGCAAGGGCTACTTCTTGGACGAACGCAATTACATTTACACATACAATTACTTTTCAAAACGGTAATGCAGCAAGGTACTTTTTTAATGCAGGCGGGCAAATTGCACTGACTTTTTCTCATCCAACCGGCACCAATGTAAATGATTTATGGAACAAACTAGCAGCAGCATGTGGCACAATTGTCATAAGTAGCACTAATTCAGGCACAGTGACTATTGCTGAGGTTGTATACGATGGTGTAACTAAAGTTGGTGGTTCAGGTACACCAACGACCTTAGCTAAAGACAAAGGTTATTATGGATTAACGTCAACGGATCAAGAAATTTTTAAACAAACAGCTACAGTTGGGCCTGCAGGTTATTTGTCAAGTCTTATAAGTGTTAAAGTAAAAACAAATGGAACACAGGGAACGAACGGAGATATAGGTAGTATTATAACTATTACAACTTTATGGGATGAAATTCCAAACGGCGGAGGCACTACCAAAGGAACAGCAGGGACTAATTCAACAGTAACCCTCTCATTAAGACCTCCCGGCACATCATATATCAATAACACCTGGGGTACTGTAAACGTGACAGGAAGCGTTACAGGAAGTTAATTTTCTTTGTCCAATCTGCGTTCTAAATATTTAAATGAACGTAGATTTATTAAAAACTCAAGTAAAGGCTAGGTTTGATCATAATCTAGCTAAACATTACCTTAAAGAAAAATATCAAAGTAAACTTATTTTTGCTAACCAAGGGGGACTTTGGAAAGCTGATCAACCACTACTATCATTATTGGTTTCGGGAGCATCAAAAAAATTTATTTTGTTAGATTTGAATGAGAACCCAGTCAAAGTTGACAGAGCCGAATTATTTCAAAAAGCACTTGATATCTACTACGAAGTTATGGAAGAATGGCATCAAGAATGGGAAGAATTAAGAAATAAACGATGAAAGGTGTCCTACTTTTTGCATTTAACAATAGTGAAGTTGATTATGTTAAAATGGCTCACATTACTGCTAATAGAGTAAACAGGTTCTTAGGATTACCCTGCACTTTAGTAACAGATCAACCAACTGACTTAAAATTTGATAATATAGTTTATTTTAATAAAGATGATACTAACTCCAAACATAATAAAGTTTGGTATAACAAAGGTAGATATCACGCATATGAGTTAAGTCCATATGATGAGACTTTATTGTTAGATGTTGATTATGTAATTAACTCAAATAAATTAAATAATGTGTTTTCTTTTTATGAAGATTATTGCATACATAATACGACAGGCTTTTTGATGTATCCTAATGAACCACAAGAATTTATAAGTCCTACAGGATTTAACACTTTGTGGGCAACAGTGTTCTTTTTTAGAAAAACACAAAGAGTAAAATTATTTTTTGAATGTGTTAAAATGGTTCAAGAAAATTATAAACATTACATAGATTTACATGGAATGTGGTCTACGACTTATAGAAATGATCATGCGTTCGCTATTGCAAATAGAATATTAAATGGTCATATAGAAAATAAAAAACATTTTATTCCGTGGAATTTAATTCATGTTAGTGAAAGAACTAAGATTGAAAGATTGACTGAAACAGAATACAAAGTTATTCTGGATCAAGAGAAACCTAAATACATAATCGTAAAAGATTTAGATTTTCACATGTTGGATAAAAATAATTTTATGGAGATTTTTAATGAATGAAGGATTTGTGGTTTTGGCACAAAATACTAAATCTGTTGACTATGTTAAGTGTGCTGAAATGTTAGCTTATAGTGTTAAAAAAGTTATGCCAAATGCTAGTATTTCTTTAATATCAGATGATGTAGAGCATAGTAAATATTTTGATTATGTTATTGCTCTACCTTACGGTGATCTTGCGCCTAATAGTGATTGGAAATTAGTTAATGATTGGCAAGTATATGAGGCTAGTCCTTACAAATATACAATTAAACTTGAAGCAGATATGTTTATTCCTGTAAACATAGATTATTGGTGGCGAGTTTTAAAAAATAGAGAACTAGTAGTATGCTCTAGTATAAGAAATTACAAAGGTGACATATCATCGAATAGATTCTACAGAGCATTTATTGATAATAATCAACTACCTGATGTATATAATGCAATTACATATTTTAAAAAATGTGATTTTTCTGAAATGTTTTTTAAATCAATAAAAACTATTTTTGAAAATTGGGATGATTTTAAACAGGTTCTTAAATGTGACCCTAATGAACTAGTTACTACTGACTGGGCATATGCTATTGCATGTAACATATATGGAATTGAAAAAACTACTATGCCAAATTGGTCTGGTATGAGTATGGTACACATGAAACAATTTATAAACGACTTAAAAACAGAAGATTGGACTAAAGAATTAGTTTATGAAATCTCTAAAAAAAGTTTAAGAGTTAATACCTTTACACAAGTATATCCGTTTCATTATCATGTCAAAACTTTTTCTGAAAAACTAGAACATGAATTCGCTTGAATATAGACTTTATTACGATGAACACGGAAAGGTTCTTTTTTACACCTGTGAAAAACCAGAAGGAAATTATATTGTAATAGATCAGCAGACATACGCAGAAGGTAGAAGTGATATAAAAGTAGTTGAAGGTAAAATAGTAAAAATTTTTAAAAAGTCACTTATTTCAAAATTAGTAGTTTCAGAAGAAGGTACTAGTTGTAGTACAGAGGACGTTAGTATTATTTCAACTGAACCAAATTCAAAAAAATGGAAATTAAAATTATATGAAGATTGATATTGCAGACCTAGATTGTATTTACCTTAGTTACGATGAACCACAAAAAGAAGAATTTTGGGTTAAAATTAAAAACATGGTTCCTTGGGCACGTAGAGTTGACGGTGTTAAAGGTAGTGATGCAGCACATAAAGCTGCTGCTGAGGAATCTGACACTGAAAGATTTATATTAATTGATGGAGATAATCTTCCAGACTTTGATTTTTTTAATTTGACATTAGATTTTACGGATAAAGATGAAAGTTATCAACAAGCACAATATCGTTGGAGAGCTAGAAATATTATTAATGGATTGCAGTATGGTAACGGTGGCATCAGTAGTTGGACTAAAACGTATGTAGAGACTATGAAAACTCATGAAGCTAGTGATGGTAATAATGTCACTACAGTTGATTTTTGTTTAGATTATACAAATGGACTGTATTGGAGTATGTATGATTGCTATAGCACAACATATCCTAATTACACACCATTTCAAGCTTGGAGAGCTGGCTTTCGTGAGGGCGTGAAGATGTGTTTGGTAAATGGAGAGAAACCTACAGTAGAAAAGTTCAAGCAAAGTGTTGCTAGTAGAAACTTAGATAATCTTACAGTTTGGCATAATGTGGGTGCGGATGTTGAGAACGGCAATTATGCAATATATGGTGCCCGTTTAGGCACTTACATGACTATGCTTACTGATTGGGATTACAATAAAGTTCAAGACTTTGATACATTTGTTGAATTATGGGAAACTTCTGCTAAAAATATTAATGAAGAAATAGGTGAAGCATTACAAAATAAATTGGGATTACCTATGTGTGTGCTTAGTGCAGAGCAAAGTAAATTTTTCAAAAGACATTATAACACTAGTAGACATAATTTAGGACCTTTAGTAAAAGAAATAGATGTAATTAGAAAATTAGAAGGTTGGTAACAGTAAATTAAATATAGAATTATTAAGGTAAACACAAAAGAAATAGATGTAATTAGAAAATTAGAAGGTTGGTAACAGTAAATTAAATATAGAATTATTAAGGTAAACACATGGCAGACATAACACCCGGCAAACCAATTAGAACTTATAGCAAAGATGGACAATGGAGAGATTGGTCAACTGATGAATTAGTGGGACAAAAAGCAAATTACCTATATGGATGGAAATGCGGCGCTGGTGTAGACAATTTATATATTGATATGGATGGTTATGTTTGGACTGCTAGTTGTCGGGTAGGGGGACGATTAGGAAATGTATGGGAAGATTTTTCTGTATCTGACAATTGGATAGATTGTAACAAAAAAACTTGTAGTTGCGGTGCCGATCTTTTTATACCTAAAATACAAAAAATAGAATTTAAAGATAAGTTAAGGCGTGGTCAAGATTTACATACAGAATTAGAATTAAGAAATAATGATTTAGTAGAGTTTGTTGCAATGGAGAGAACTCATGCTAGTAATCAAAAACAAGTTTACTGGGAAATAGGCAGACGTTGCAACTATGATTGTAGCTATTGTTGGCCTTGGATACACAATAACACTGACCCTCATAAAAGCTTAGAAGAATTAATGAAAGCTACTAGATTAATAGAAGATAAGTTTATTAAAGGGCAACAAGTAAACTTTATTATTTCGGGTGGGGAACCTACAACAAATAAACATTTCTTAGATTGGTTACGTTATCTTAATACATGTGGACACCACATAAGTCTACATAGTAATGGTTCAAGATTGCCAGATTATTATAGAGAAATCATTCACTACGGTGACTTAAATTTAAGTGTGCATTTTGAATTTTACGACAGGCAAAAATTTGTAAATGTAGTAAGAGCCGTAACAGAAGAAAAAGTTACACATGGAAATTTAGGACACCTTGAAGTTAAATTTATGATGGCCCCGCACAACAGAGAAGAAACATTATTACTTGAAGAAGAACTTAAAAATATTCCTTTCTTTACTGATTACTGCACTTGGGCAATAGTACCAATTAGAGGAAGTTTAGCAAATAAAACTAGTGGTCCAAAAGAAGGATCAGGCTCTGAAATAATGGAGGGCTACACTAAAGAAGATTATATATTATTCGGTGATAGAAAATGATTGAAAATAAAACAAAAACTATGTGCCATATGGCATGGGATTATCCTATGTTCTTTATGTTTTCTAACCAATTTGGTTATTGCTGTAGGACCCCAAAAATTTCCATAGATGATAAATTATTAGATGAATTAGGTACGGATTTTTTTTCGAACCATCCGGCTTTTGTCGAAAGAAGAAAAGCTTTATTAAATGATGTAAAACATTCTGATTGTAACACCTGTTGGCAACTAGAGGATGCAGGATATAAAAGTTCTAGAAGTGACAGTAAATTTATGCATTTTATGGCAAAAAATAACGAAGTCATAAAAAATAATATTCATTTGAGTTTTGATGAATATAAAAATGTCCCCAATTTAGAAAAAAGCAACTACTCAAATGTAATTGAAATAGTTTTAAATAATACTTGTGATGCTAAATGTACGTATTGCAGTGAGTTTTATAGCACTCAATGGTATAGCGAAAAAAAGAAACATAACGAAGTACATTGGTCATATACTAATCAAGATAATAGAAATCATAAAGCAGAGCAATTATTTTGGTTATGGTATGAAAATAAAGCAATTTTCACTAATAAAAGATTTGGTTTTATAGGAGGAGAGCCATTAATTATTGAGGAATTGTATGAATGTTTAGATCAAATAATTAAAATTCACGATAAAGTATCATCTTATACAAAAATTGAAAAAATGGAGCTTTGTATAACTAGTAACCTTAATACACCTGTTGCCTATTTTCAAAAATTTTTAGATTATATTCCTAAATTAGAAAAATATTTTGAAATAGTTATTCAAATTAGCGGAGAAAATATTGGCAAAGATTTAGAATACATACGTAATGGAGTTAAGTGGGAAAGATGGTCTAAAAACATAGAATATTTACTTGCCAATACTAACGTAACTTTAGCATTTTTGCCATGTTTAAATTTATTATCAATTCCTAGATTTCATTTGTATTTGGAATATTTTGCTAACCTTTGTAAAAAATATAAGTTTATGACCATTCACCATAATATAGTAACTCATCCAATTGAACAAAGTCCTATGATTGCTCCAAAAGAGTTTGCAATTTATTTTGACAAGTGCATAGAAATAGTTACAGATTTAAATGAAAATTATCAAATCAATGACAATAAAAAACATTCTTATAAAGCTTTTTTAGTGTGGCTAAAGTCGGTTAAAGAGTCTATAGACAAAGATAAACCATTAAATGAAAGTTTGCAGGACGCAGAAAGGTTTTATAATTATACAAAAAAATTAGATGATCGCCGAAAAACTAATATACTACAAGTTTTTCCAGAATTCGAATCTTTTTATAAATTGGGTGAGACTAAAATTACTCAGACAAATGAGAAGGGAACATTATGAGTGAATTTCTCTGTTCGAGACTTTGGAATTACCCAATAGTTGATTTAGCAAAAACTAGGGTAAGAACTTGTTGTAAAACACCATCTATTCAATTACAAGATGAAGATTTAAAAAAATATAAAGAAGAAGTTTTTTTAAATTTGGACGTAATAAAAGACGCCCGTAATGAAATGTTACTAGGATCTAAACCAGAACGATGTAACTATTGCTGGAATCTTGAAAGTTCTGGTATACAAAGTTTTAGGGACGGTTCAAATAGCTGGCATAAACACTTTGATAAGATTAGTAATAAAAATTTAATTGAGTCTCATAATCCCAATGATCTTGATATTCAGTTAGATAATTATTGCGATTTGAAATGCATATACTGTAACGAAGAATTTAGCAGTCAATGGCAAATTGAAAAAGAAACACACGGAGATATAAAAAAGTATATTCCTATTAATAGCAATAGTAATGAATTTGGTGATTTATTATACCAAAGATAAGTTTTTTGAAAAATTTTGCAATACCATAGATAGGTATAAACATAAAATTGAATTCAATATAAATGTATCCATGGAATCAGTTGGAGAACGAGCAGAGTTTATTCGTTCTGGTTTAAATTATCCAAGATTTGTGAAAAATTTAAATGAGCTTGCTCAAATAAAAGGTATAAAAATTACGAATATTACCACAATAAATTTACTATGTTTATCCTCACTTGCAGAACACTTACAGTTAGTATTAGATTTGGAGCGTAAATATAATACTTTGTTTGACATACATGGAAACATAGTAACATATCCAAATTATTTGCATATTGATTTAATGGATACTACTATGGGTGAGTATTACGTTAATCAATGTATCTCTGTATTACAAAATAAAAATCATAGAAAATATATTAATTTTTTAGAAAGTTTAAAAAACAGTTTTAATTTTCATAAATTAAAACATTCTGAAAAACATCAAGTTTTACTTAGTGAGTTAGATAAACTAAGCACCAGAAGAAACATAAATTATAGGTCAATTTTTAATGAATACGAATATCTTTGGAACTAAGAAATTTTGGGAAATAATTGAACAACCAAAATTACAAGACGAATTAACATATCAAACAACAGAACATGTGGCTGTTCCACCATTAAAAACTTTTATGGAAGAACCTACGTTTCCTGCAAAGGTTGATCCTAGTAACGTAATTTGTAGATTTAAATGGGATTATCCAATCGTCAATTTGATGAGTGGGCATATTAGAACATGCTGTAGAGTACCTAAACAGGTAATAACAAATGAAGATTTAGATACTTACGGAATTGATGCTATACAAAATTTGCCTTATGAGCAAGATCGACGCCGAGAGAAATTATTAGGTATAACGCACGTTGATTGTGAATCATGTGTTAGGCTTGAATGGAATAATTCTTCTTCACCTCGGGGAGGATTGCGAGATTTTGTACATCGTCATATGATTACAACTAATAAAGCATATCCTTTTTTAGTTAGAGATACACAAAAGTGGTATCAAGATAAAATGCCTAAAACAGTAGATGAATTACCTTTTAATCATCCTTTCTTGCGGGCAGACAACCCTGATATGATTGAAATCTGTAGCGCCAGAAAAATTAGAAAAAGTATTTTGGGAGTGGTTTTATGACGTTGGTCGCCATACAGGTAAAGTTATTAATATTCTTGGAGGTGAACCGACCTATATGCCTAAATTTTATGACGTTATTGAAAAGTTGACACATGCTTACAAGGATTTAGGTAAAAAAGACAAACACGTTGAATTAGGTGTATTATCAAACATGAATACAAAACAAATTCAAATGGATAGATTTTTAAGTCTTTTACCTGAACTTACTAAGTACATGTTTCTACGACTTCAACCTAGCATTGAAGCATTGGGTAAAAAAGCCGAGTATATACGGTATGGTTTAGATTGGAATCGTTTTGAGGGTAATATTCGCCGAATCTTAAGTGAAAGAGAAAAATACGGATTAAATGAAAATAATTTTGGTATGGGATTTCAAATGGCCTTAAATAGTTTTAGTGTATCTAGTTTACCGGAATTTATTCATTGGACTAATTCTTTAATAAATGAATTTGATTTTGAGATAGGATTAATGAAAAATGTTGTGAGTTTTCCCAGACATCATAATCCCCACGTATTAACTTGTGACTTTGGTAAATATTTAGATCAAGCTAGAGAATATATAGAAATCTGTGCTGAAAAAAATGACAAACAACTTAGGAGATTAATGTCTAGAACAGGAACCGTTGCACACGGCTCTTGGGTAAGTTATAACCGTGATTTATTAAATAATCTCACAGAATCAGTAAGTGCTGAGTATAGAAGTCAATATGATATTGAAAGTAGGACACATTGGTACAATTTTGTTGAACAAATGAAGGTTAGAAGAAACGTAGATGTATTAGATTATTATCCTGAACTTCAAAATTTTTATAATTTATGCAAAACACAAGCAAATGGTTAAAATTATTTTTCGTTTATATTGTTCCATAAGTTTGGTATATATTCACTAAGTTTCGTACCTCTGAAATTGTCATGTATATCCAAGTAATTAACTATCTTATTAAGATAATTTTCTTCTGATAAATCTAATTCAAACTCATTGTCTAAATTAATAAAGTTTATTAAAGCTTCTTTAGGGTTTTCATAACCCTTGTCTAGTAGAAAACTGTCAAAATTTAATGATTCTAAATAAGAAATTATTTTTATTTTTAATTTTATTGGTAAATTTCTTATACTTAATATTTTAGGTTCATGTATAATATTATTAAAAGTTATAGGAATGCCATAAGATGAAAGTTTATCTAGAGTTTCTCCTAAATCTGTTATATTTAAAATACTTATAGATGGATAAAATTTTACATGTATGTTATCATTTAACGCAGAATATTTTTTTAAATTGCTCTCAATTTTTGACCATTTTGCTGGCCAACGTTGATACTCAAATCTTTTATCAACATCATCAATACTTAAAAACAAATTTACTCTTTTAAATTTTTTGAATTGATCTATCAGTTCATCAGAATAAACTGTTCCGTTCGTGTTTAGAGTTAAAATAATCTGACTAGAAATTTTATTGTCTACCAAATATGTTAAATAATTTAGTACTTCTTCATTTATTAAAGGTTCTCCGCCATATAATAATAAATGTTGTAAATTAGAACTAGCTTCATGTAATGATTGAAGGTTATCTCCTGAAAATTTTTCTAATTTAATAGTTTTAAATGTATGTTCAGGTGTTAGTTCTAAATTTAGTTTGTCAAAATGATTTTGCCAAACACTACTTAAAGTAGGGTTACAAATTCTACAGGCTAAATTACACTTGTTGGATAATTTTAAACTTAAGTAAGAAATTTTAGGTTTCCGTAAATCATATACCTGATTTATAGTTTGTAGCCTTAAACTTTTTAATCCTGAACTTTCTTCAATCCAACATTTATTACAGTCAATGGGTTTTTCGTTGTTAATAAATTGTTGACGTAAATTATTTAAATCATCAGAATTCCATATTTCTTCAATTTTGTCATTTAAAACATTAAATTTGATTTTTGATGTTTTTTCAAGATCCTTATCAATTTTACAACATACTTTAACAGTTCCGTCTGGACTTACTTCAAGACTATTAAAAGGCATAGTACAAAAATTATTCATATTTTTTTGTAAACCATGGTAATAGTTCTGGGATTATATCTCCAGTGCTTTCATTTCTTATTTCATCAATTTTATGTGATTGATCTATAAAGATTTTCATTCGTGCTTCCTTTGATGAATGAGTGTAATAACTTTCTTCCAAATCTATATATTTAAGAACTTTGTCAAATTCTTCTTCCATGTAAGAGTTACATCCTAATTTTTGAAATTCTTCTTTGTATAAAGTCCAGTGTTGTTTTGCTTTTTCTTTTAATTCATCAGGTAAAGATGTTATACTATAATAATCTGGGTATTGTAA